TCACAACGCTGCGATTAATATCCTCTCCAAGTGTCATCAGGAGTTTATAGTCCCTGATTCTGGAAAAACAAATGTTAACACTTGTTAATATCTGTTAATTAAATTTATAACTATTCATATTAATAACATTTATTAATTTACCCTCAACTTCATTATTTGGAACTACTAAATAAAAATTATCATAACCAGCAGCCTTGGCAGATATGCAAATAGATATTGATTGTTGTAAATTAATATATCTCTCTTCTTGACCATTATAAATTGCTCCGGTGTCTTTTCCTAAATGACCTGGTATGATTAAAATCTTTTTATTCATGATTATTTTTCTTCTTTAAATAATTTAATATATTTTTAAATTTTATTGGCTTTTGAATATAATATCCCTGTGCACAATCACAACCAAATGCTTTTAGTAACTGTAATTGTTCTTTAGTTTCTACGCCAATTGCTATCGCCTCTAGTCCTAAATTATGAGCTAAATTTATAATAGCATAAATAATTTTTTCATTTTCTTCTAAATTCATTATTAGTGACTTATCTATTTTTATTTTATCAAATGGTAATTTTTTTAAATATTTTAAAGAAGAATATCCTGATCCAAAATTATCTAATATTAATTTTATTCCAATATCTTTTAATTCATTCATTAATATTTTAATTATTTCTTCATTTTGAATTATTGCCGTCTCTGATATTTCTATGTGTAATTCTTGTGATTCTAATAATTTTTCTTTTCTCATCATTGGCAAGAGTAATGTCTCTACAAAATTATCTTTTTGAATTTGACTTGCCGAAACATTGAGTGAAATAAAAGATTTAATATTATTATCTTTTAATAATAAGCTTTGTTTATATATTTCTTTCATTGACCATTTTGTCAAATCTGCTATTATTCCACTTTTTTCAGCTAGAGGTAAAAATTCTTTAGGACTTATGATGCCAATTTCTGGATGATTCCATCTTAATAAAATTTCTATACCAATAATTTTATCTGTTTTTAATGATATTTGTGGTTGACAATATAATTCCATTTGTTTATTTTCTAATGCAGAATATAAATCATTTTCTAATGCAAAATCTTTAATAAGTTTATCAGTCATATTTTTTTCATAAAAACGACAAGTATTTTTACCACTATTTTTTGCTTGATACATTGCTACATCTGCATTTTTAATTAACTGCCCTGAAGTAAATCCGTCATCTGGAAAAATAGATACACCGATACTGGTAGATAATTTTATTAATTTTTTGTCTATTTTAAATGGTTTTTTAAATGAATCTAAAATTCTTCTAATAACTCTATAAATATCAACTTTATTTTTAATTTTATTTAATAATATAGTAAATTCATCTCCACCTTGTCTAGATACAACAATATCACTTCCTCTTACACAATTTAATAATCTTTTTGAAGTAACTTTTAATATTATGTCGCCTTTATCATGACCAAAAGTATCATTTACATATTTAAATCCATCTAAATCTAAAAATAAAATAGCAATTTTTTCTTTTCCATTTGATTCTTGTATTAATTTATCTAAACATTTTTTAAACATTGTTCTATTTGCCAATTGTGTTAATTGATCATAATAAACCATTTGTTCTAATCGTTTTTTATGATCCAATGATTGAATAATGTTATTGATGCATATGTTAATAACTTTTTTATTTAATGGTTTAAATAAAAATGAATGTATATTGACATTTTCATTTTTTAATTCTTGACTAAAGCATTTATTTAAATTTACTTCAGCAGTCATTAATATTTTTGTAATATTAGGATAATAATTATCCATATAAGAACATAATTCAATACCATTCATTCTTGGTAATCTATAATCAATCATAGCAATATCAATATTATTATATCTTTGCATTATTTCAATTGCTTCTTCAGCAGATTTTGCAAAAAATAATTTATTTTCTTTTTTTAACAAATCATTTAAAAGTATCAATTGAAGTTCATCATTATCTACTATTAAAATATTTATACTCAAAATATTTACCTCAAAATGTTACATATAAAAATTATTTATTTTCTTTTATATGTAATTTTAAATTTCAGATTAAAAATTATAATAAATAATATTGTCCACCAATTTATTCGACCAGTAAAACCTAGCCATAGTGCTAAAGGAATTGATATAATAAATAATATATTTATTTTTATTTCTTTTTTTAATTTTAACATAAATCTTCTCCTTTATTATATTATACGATAATTATTATAAAAAGTTAACTATTATTTTTTCTTTTTTTCATATATATTTTGTAATCTTGTTGATTTTTAATGCCCAAGGCATATAATTTTTGAGCTTTTACTCTGCCTATTCCTTTAATTTTAACCAGTTCTACTAAATAATCTTGAATACCATATTTAATACGTAAATTCCAGACCTTTAACTTATTGTTATTCCAGTGTTTAGTGCATTTAGATTTCATCAATTGCAATGTTTGAAAAATTCTATCACAATCATATTTTATCTGCCTTGCAAGCATTTCTGAATTTTTTTCTTGAGTTCCACGTAATAATATATAAATAATTGCGCCGTAAATATCTCCTTGACTTTCTTGTAAATCTAACTCTTTGATTTTATTAGTATATCTGCATACTTCAACTGCTATTTCATTTGGAACATATGGCAAACCATATGATGTATTATGAGTCAATGCCCAGCTTATTGAAGCATCATCAAAAAGCTTTCTTTTGAATATCTCATTAAAATTTGAATACCATGCATAAATATCATAAGGATTAAAATACATCCAAGATGATATGAGTCCGAGTTGATTAATAACAAATTTGCCATTCTTTTCTTTTATTATTTTCATACTAATCAGTGTATTGATAATGTTTTCAAGTAGTTGACTGTCTAATTTTTTGTTTTGTAAATAAGCTAATGATCGGCTAAACCATTGTTTACATGAGTCTAAATCAGTTATTTCTCCGCCAGCTATTTCTGCCGTTATATGAAATGCCAAATTATACTTGTTATTAAGACATGATTCGATATCTCTCATGTTCTCTATTTTGGCTTTATAGGCGTTTATTTCTCTACTTGGTGTCAATATATAGGCATCACCTTTATCGTCTAATCCTAGTCGTCCTGCACGTCCTGTCTCTTGTATTATATCAAGCTCAGATACCTGTTTCATGCCTCTATGCCAGCCAAAGATAATAACTCTTCGAGCAGGGAGATTGCAGTTATGAACCAATACATTATTTGCAATATAATTAGAATTATTATTAATATTTAAATCATAAACTTTTTCTTTAGTTTTTTTGATTTTAATATTTTTTATTTTACACCAAGCAATATTATCAGAAAACAAAAAATTAATTAAAGAATATTTTGAAAATCCATATGTTTTTAATTTATTTATTGTAATTCTCATAGGATGTCTTTTAAAATTATATATATTTTTTGTAAAGAAAAAAATATTTCTATATACAGATGCGGGAATATTTTTTTCTTTCTGATAATATTTTAATCTTTTACCAATGGGAATAACATCAATTCCTCCTTTTCCTAAATGTATATCACTTTTATTGATACATTCTTGCAATATATTTTGTTTTCTTTTTAATTTAAATCCTATATGTTGATGGAATAGGCGAACATTTTTTCCATATATTTTAATTCTAAATGATTGCTTATTTTGAATAATTAAATTTTTAAACTTAACTTTTCTTCCTTTTTGTTTATGCAAAGTCGATATTATATTAAATCTTAATAATGCAAATTGAACCTCTTTTAATAAATCTAAACTTATACTTGTTAATTCAATTTTATAATTATTATTGTCTTGTTTCCATATGCATCCATCAGTATCAAATAGTGCTTGTAAAAATAATGATAAATATTTATTATTTTCAAAACAAAATTTGGGTATATGTAATTCTATTTTACGCTGAGATTTCATATGTGGTTTAATTAATTTAGTTACACATTGTGCTCCTGTAGCAAATTGCATGACACCATCTTTATTCTTTCTACTTTTTGGAGCATCATATCCTGTTATTTTTTTTATTAATTTTCTTATTCTAATATCCATTGATATATCGTTTGGAGAAAAGGTCAATCCTGTTATTAAACATTTTGAATGTTTATTGAAACTAAGATATCCATCTCCAAATATTAATCCTAATAATTCAGATAAATATATTTTATGCAATTCCATAGAATGATTAATAAAATTATATTTAGTCGGTATAGGTATTAGATCGTTAATTTTTAAATTTTTTGCTTTTTTTAAAATTAAATTATTATTATTAATAACATAAAAAGGATGATCTAATGAGCATGATAATTCATTACCAATATTAATGTTAATATTAATTTTCTTGTCAATAATTTTTGTTATTATATTTTTAACAATACCTTTTTCTATATTTCCATTTTTTGATATTGTTGTAATTTCATCATTTTTTATTATATTTTTAATCTTTTTAAATGTTCCGTTCCACATAGATATATTAGTATGATTTGCAAAACATCCATAGGCAATTGTAGATGTTGCTATTAAAACACGCAAATCACTTTGTTTAAATAAATTTTCTATATTGTTTCTTTCTTTTAATGTCAAATTTGCATTATGGAAATCACATGCTATTCCATTATCAAGTAATTGTTTTTTAACATATCTTCCTTCAGATTTAGAATGTACAAATATAAGAAATTTATCATTAACATAATTCATAATTAATTGTAAAGTTTGAGAAAATTTATTTTCTTTAGATCTTTGAAAAGTAGATGTTTGATATGGTACATAATGAATATCTAATTTAGTAGGTCTCCAAGTAGAATAAATTAATTCTGTATCTTTTTTATTTAAAATAGTTAACCATCTGCATAATTCTTTAACATTCGGCATTGTAGCAGATAATAGCATTATTTTTGCTTTTTTATTATTTTTAGAAAATCGCATCAATCCAGCTTCTAAGCGATCTCCTCTCGTATTAACATTGCTTGCATTATCTTCTTCATTTTCATATCCAGATGTAATTAAATGAGCCTCATCAACAATTACTGCCCTAACACTTTTCATCCATTTATTTTTATCAGATTCAATTTTCCTAGTTTTACTATCTAACATTTCACTTGTCATGCAAATTATATCTGCTTTTTGTAAATCTTCTGCTTTTGTATTATGAAAATCACCTGTTAATATGGCTACATTATATTTACTAAATGTATGCTTTTCATTTGTCCAACTATTATATTTTTCATTTGATAATGCTTTTAGCGGAGACATATAAATTACTTTTTTACCCTTTGACAAAATATATCCCATTATCATTTCTGCGCAAATTGTTTTTCCTGAACTTGTAGGTGATGCCAATACTATATTTTTTTTATCTTTATAATGATCATATATTATTGACTGAATAGGATTAAATTTTTTAAAAGAATATTTAACATATTTATATTTATCAGTAGAAATAATTTTAGCAGCTTTACTTTCTTTTATAGCTGTTTGTATTTTATATGATCGATTAATTTCTTTTCTTCGTTTATCTATAATATATTGTAGCTCTTCATTTGAAACTTTTTCTTTTGTGGGAACAAAACCAAACATATTTATTTGTTTTTGAAATGTGCCAAATCCTTTTGGATTAATTCTGCCAATAACATATGCTAATTGACTATCACTTAATTTTCCTTTTGCATTTAATTGACTCAATAAACTTTGAGCAAATTTATTATATCTTAATTGTGAATGAGAAAGTATTCTTTTAGCTAAAGACATTTTTGAATTTGTATTTTCTCTACATACTTCTTTAGACGTATCAGATAATGCAGATAAATAATTACAATTTAAGCAAGCAAAAAAATTATAAGATTGATCTTTAGGATGATATTGTAAAAGTATTGATTTACATTTAGGGCAGGATTTTAATTTAACATTTATTAATTCTTTTATATTACTTTGTATTATATAATCAATATGTCGTTGATTGGTAATTATTTTTTGAGATAAAAAAATAAATTTTTTTGATACAATATCACGCAGCCCATAAATAATTTCTTGGTCTGATGATAAAAATATGCATATTTCTGCTATTTTATTTTTAGTTGCAATAATATAGGAAAGATGTCCATTTATATTTTCTTTAATAAATTGTAAATTATTATTTATTAATATATTTTCAAATTCTTGAATTTTCATAATTTAATAGTCAAATGCTCTTTTTAAATCTTGTTGAAATGTTGTTAACAATGACATTTTGTGTTTGATATGTGATGGATGATAAGTTTTTGCAAATAAATATGTTTGGTTTTCTATTTTTATAGTTTCTATAAATTTTCTTTCTTCAGAAATAATATTAGCATTAGGCTTTAATCCATGTACTGCTATATTGCCTAATGCAATAATTTTTTTAGGTTTTAAAATTTTAATATCTTTTTTTAAATTAATTATGCATCTATTTATTTCTTCTAAAGTTGGTGTTCTTGTTTTTTCTTTTTCATTTTTAGGCCAGAATCTACAAATATTTGAAAAAGCATAATTATTATAAATTGATAAATAAGATAATGTGTTTCTTAATAATTGTCCACATAATCCAAAAAATGGTCTATTAAATTCAACTTCTTTTTTAGCAGGTGCCTCACCAATTAATAATATGTCAACAGTTTTATTTTCATTTATAATTTCACATGGAATTTTTGGACATTGATTAAAATATGGACAATTAATTATAGAACATTTAACTTTTATAAATTTTTTCATATTTTATTTATTAGATTTTTCCCTTTTACCAATTTTAATTCTTTCTTTTGCTATTTTAATATATTCTTTATTAATTTCAAATCCTATAAAATTTCTATTATTTAAAACGCACATTTTTGCTGTAGTACCCGAACCCATAAATGGATCAAGCACTAGATCGTTTTCATTAGACCAAGATAATATATGATCTTGAACAAGTTTCTCAGGAAAAGTAGCAGGATGCTTAAAAGCTATTTTATCCTGAGATGAATGATTATAGCCGACATTATATTTCCAAATATTCCATTTACTTCTTAATGGTTTATTTCTTTTGCCTTTAATTTTGGTTGTAGTTCCGTCAACATTACGCTGTGTTGATCCTTGACTTTTATATCCTTTAGTTGGTTCTTTTAATAAATTAGTTGTTTTTGGTTTACTTTTTGATAAAATAAACATATATTCAAAGCATTGAATGTATGTTGTTTGTTCTGGAAATGGCATTGCATTTTTTTGATATATCATTGTATCATGAAGATTAAATCCAATTTTTTTAAAATATAAAGCATGTCTAAAAGAAGTTCCAGATTCGCTACCTTTTGTTACTCCATCTTTAATTATCCAAACAACTATTCCACCCTTTTTTGTAACTCTGTATAATTCTTTAGCTATTTTTTTAAAAATTTTGAAAGTAAATTTACTTTTATTATCATAATTTCTAATTTTATCATAAGGCGGTGATGTAACTATTAAATCTATAAAATTATCAGATAAACGTTTTAAACCTTTTAAACAATTACATTTATATATTTTATTTATTTTCATCATTATTAATTTCTGTAATTAAATTTATATACAGTTATATCTATTATATTATACGATAAAATTTAAGAAATGTTAACTATTATTTTAAAGAATTTATTTGGTGAGAATAGGTTTTGAATGATTGATTTGCTTGATCTTTTGCAGATACTATGAAATTATTTTTTATACTTGGCCATTTGATATCGAGACTTATATCTGCCCAAAAAATACTATTTTCATGTTCAATAGAATGATAATTATCAACTTTATACATAAATATAGAATCTTCAATTGCCATAAAACCATGAGCAAACCCTTTTGGAATATACATGGTACATTTATTTTTTTCTGATAATATTATACCTACATGCTGACCAAATGTAGATGAATTTTTTCTTAAATCAACAGCAACATCAAAAACCTTACCTTGCACAACTCTTACTAATTTAGCTTGCGCCATTGGTTCATCTTGGAAATGTAAACCTCTAATAGTTCCTGCTTTTGAATAACTAATATTATCTTGAAAAAAATTATTTTTTAAACCATATTTTTTTTGATTATACGATTCAAAAAAGAAACCTCTGCTATCTTCATATATATCTGGTTTGATTATAATTATATCTGGAATTTTTTTAGAATATTTAATTTTCATAAATTATTATTCATAATCTCCATAAGTACCATCTTTTCTAGATAGTTTTTGAGATTCTTGAAATACAATTTGTGTTTTTTCTTTTGGTGTAATTTTTTCTTGTTTTTTTAATGTTTCTTTTTCTGCCTGTTCAACTCTTTCTTTTAAAACTTTTGTTTTAGCTTTTTTGCGATCTGCATGTTCTTGCCATTTTTTTTCAGCATCTTGACCAATATATCTGTCAACATCACCTTGCTGAACTAATTCAGTTGGAGTTCTGCTAATTTTAAAATTAGCAGCAGACATTTTAAATTCTGCTTGATTTCCACAATGATCACATACAACTGTATCTTTTTTTTCTTTTAGAAAAGATTCAAAAACTAAATTACAATTATCACAATGGTATTCGTAAATAGGAATTTTAATCAGCCTCCTTTAAAAAGTTTAAATTTTTAATCATAAATAAAATTATTCCAAATTACCTGATTATATAACCCTCTATTAGTTCCACCCCATATAGCAGTTCCAAACGTAAATTGATTATATATAGGTTTCTCAGTTATATTATCAGAGCTTGAAATTTTCCAATAAAATAAAGTTTCTATTTGAGGAAAATTAGATTCTCTATATTTATTAATAATAGCTCTTGCTTCAATTCCATTTCGTCCCATAATTCCAGCAGGTTCAATTAAATTCCACAAATCATTTTCATAATATTTCCATAGAGCTTGTTCATATCTTGATTCATATGTTAATAAATTTACAGAGTCAAATGTATTAACAGTATCTATATCTAATTTAAATATTAATCTATCAACTGCTGGAATATAAAAACCAAATCGCAATACATTACCCACTACAGTATTATTATTTGCAGGATGATCTAAAGTAATTGCCATTTAACTTATTTTTTCTCCATTAAACACAAATTGTAATCTTTCTGGATCATCCAAAGAAGGAGTTGGATATTTTTCTAAAGCAGCTACTTCTTCATCTGTCATTCCAGGCGAATCGTCTGGACTTGTTAATATAATTTTTTCAATTCTTTTTAAGATCGGAATTCTGATTTCCCACTCTGATTTAATAGTAATATCTAATCCATTCATGTATCTGTATTCATTGATAGTAGAGTAATCTTCATCTTCAACTTCTCCAGATATAGATAGAGCATCCATTGCTAATCCTAATTCATCTAACAATGGTTTTTTTAACATTAAATACATAAATGTAAGATCGGTAAGTTCCTCTTCCTGATCAATGTCACTGGCTAACACATCAATTGTTACAGATATATCCCAAGGTCCACCATAAACTTTATCTGATACTGTTCTTGTATTTTCAATAACTATAACATGTTTATCACCAATTATTGGATGTGCTGCAAATGCTATTATTACTCCAGGAATTGCATCATCATTAAATTCTTCTGGCTTATAATCAAACATTCCCAAACTTACACCAATTGCTCTATATGTTATATAAACATTATCTTTATTATCTAATGATTCAAGCAATGTAATTTCGCCATTGGTATAATTAATACTATAAAACTGATCTTTAGCCATTAAAATATCATTTTTATAAACTTGTTCTGATCCTGTTAATAAATTATCTCTTTTTAATTTTTTAAAACTTTCATCAAGATTATTTGGTGTAACACTTATTATTCCTGAACCATCTGTAACAACAATTGCCATATTTGCATGATAATCAGTTGGCTCATATTCAGCAAAATCTACTTGTTTTGTGACATTTACAAATACATACCAAGTACCTTCTTCATGCGGTAATTCTAAATTATTCGCATCAATATCAACTCTTACGCTATCTATATATGCAGTGCCAGAAGTCCATTCAATTTCCCATGTTGATTTTTGTGCTGTAATTAATCCAGAGTCTATATAGTTTCCAGCAGATTGTACAATAGTTTCATTTTCAAGATATAATGGATCAACAGCAAATTTTTCATTATCTAAAATTTCTATATAATAATATCCTGCTTCTGCCCATAATTCTATATCTTGTTTTTCTCTGATCCATTCTATTGATAAACCAGGTTTGTCAACAACATTAGCAAGCGTACAAAAACTATGTCTGAGACCTTTAAAATGATTTGCGGATAATCTAATTTCTGAACTCGAACCTGTTTTGACTACGATTTCAAATTTATTTTTCTTTTTCAATGGATATTTACCAGTTATCATTACTTTTTCATAAGCTGGATGTCTTGAAAAAGAATCTTTTAATTCTTGTATTAATATTTTTTTAACAGCTTTTAAAAATCTAACATACATAATATTTACCTAGATTGCAAAAATTATTTAATTTTTATAGATTGTGCATAAAACGATGCTGATAATCGAGTCGATTCTTTAGGCAAATTCTCGAAACCAGAAATATGCAATATTTTTTTCTTTTTATTTATTTTTTTCTTTTTATATTTCAATTATTTTTATTTCCTTACATATTAGTTGGTACTTTTTTTTCTGGTTTGCCCTTACGTTTAAGATATCTATTACGTTTTATTATTTTATTTTGTAATGCTAATAATCTTTTTTCTTGTTTCTTAACTTTAGATTTACGCATTTATTTCTCCTAATTAATTATATTATAATTGTGAAGCAACTAAAAGTCCTTGGGCAACTGCACCAAGTGGATCTTCTGCTTGTCTAATTTCAGATATTGGAATAGGAAATTTGCCTTTTGATACCTCTTTAAATACCTCTTTAAAAATTGGAAGAAAATTTTTAGCCATTGAAGTACCACCAGCTACAATTATAGGAATTGGAGTGTCTATTTGCACTTCATTTGACATAATAATTTTATTAATAACATTTTGTAATACATATTTAATTAAAGCTTTGTAATATATTACAATTGCTTCTTCATCACCATTTTTAGGATTTAACAAATCTATACCTGATTCTTTTATTGAAGTAATGCGACTTGGATTCAATGCCCTAACTTTGGCTGCTGAAGAATCCAAATGGTCTCCGCCTCGTGCAACTGAAAAACTTATTTGAGGAATTTCTAATGTACGATATGTAAGACAAACATTTGACATTCCTGCACCCATTGATATTCCTATACAGGAAAAATCGTCTTGTTCGGCTTCTGAAAAAGCGATAGCATGTGCTTCACGCATTTCAATCGCCTTATAGCCAAGATTAGACACAATTTGTCCTAATATAGATGAATGATATATAACATCTTGTTCTGAATCTATAGGGGCTGCTGGAACTCCATAAACACATTTTTCATTGGGTTTAGCTTTTTTTAACAACGATTCAATCATAAGACTAAGTATACCAAAAGCATCTTTTTCACGAGGACTTATTAAACCACTTTTTAATGGTCTACGAATTTCTTTGTTAAATATTTTACCAAAATCTAAAGCATCATCACCAATAATATAATATTCACCATCTTTTTCTATATAATTAATATTGCCAGATTGCAACATTTTTTCTGTAAATGCTGATATTTCAACATTTAAAAAAGCATCTCTTATACGTTTAGTTTTTATTTTACCATTACTTAATTTTTTAGCAGAAATTATGTTCATTGTGCCGATATCTATAGCTTTATGTGGCAATGTATGTATTTTTTGTTTGATCTCCTTTACCATAATGATTACTCCTTTTTTATATTAAAATTTATTAATTTAAAATTTAATCTTTCTTTATATATTATATCAGAAAAAATAAAAAATGTAAAACTTTTTTTAAATAATCAATTATTATATTATTATATATAAGACAAAAATATAATTGAATAATATGATTATTATAAAACGTAAGCTTTTGAAATTAATAGACTTTCTTTGTCTTGTTTATCGATTTTTTTATTGGAAAATACAATGTCATTACCAAAAGGATTTAAACATTCAGAAGAGACTAAGAAAAAAATAGGAAAAGCATCTAAACAATTATGGTTAGATCCTATTTTTAAAGAAAAAATGTCAGCCAAAAAAAGGGGTAAATCAAATAGTATGTATGGACGAACTCAATCTGAAGAAACCAAAGAAAAAATAAGACAAAAAGCTATTGAAAGAATGAAAGATAAATCACGTAGAGAACATTTAAGTAAAATAAATAAAGGCAAAAAACATACTAAAGAATCAAAGAAGAAAATAAGTATGGCGCAAATAGGCAAAAAACACACTAAAGAGTCAAAGGAGAAAATGAGTTTGTCTCATAAAGGCAAAATAATTAGTTTGGAAACACGAGCTAAAATGAGTAAAGCTCGTAAAGGTAAAAAAATGTCAAAAGAAACTAAAATAAAAATGAGTCAAGCATTAAAACAAAAATGGAAAGACCCAATATATCGTAATAAAGCTATAAATTCTCATCAAGGAAGAGTATGTTCAGAAGAAACCAAAAGAAAATTAAGTATAGCTAAAAGTGGCAAGAATCATCCAATGTATGGTAAAAAAACGTCTAAAGAAACAAAGAAAAAACTTAGTGCTAAATTAAGTGGCAAAAATAATCCTATGTATGGCAAAACTCCTTGGAAGGGAAGAAAACATTCCGAAGAAACAAAAAGTAAAATGAGTCAGTCTGCCAAAAAAATATGGAATGATCCTGAACGTAGAAAAAAAGGATTACAGCAAATAATACGTGCCTTAAAATGCCAAAATCGTTCTCCTAATAAAGTTGAAAAACAATTAAATCAATTACTTCAAAAATTATTCCCAAATAAATATCAATTTGTTGGTAATTGGAAAATTATTATAGACGGATTTTGTCCAGATTTTATTGATAAAAAATCTAAAAAAATTATTGAATTATATGGAGATTATTGGCATAATTTACCAAAAAGAATTGATTGTGACAAACGTCGAGTTATATCTTATACTAATCATGGTTATGAATTACTTATAGTTTGGGAACATGAATTAAAAAATATTAAAACACTTAAGAAAAAACTTATTAATTTTATAACAAATAAAAAAATATCTATTAATTAAAATTATTTTTTCTTTTTTCTTAAAGATTTGAGTTTTTGAACAGCATTGTCAATATTTTTACTTGAAGATTTTGATTTAACTTTTATTTTTTTCTTTTTGATATTTTTAGTATTTAAATCGCTTTTTATAATAGGCATAAATTCTTCTTCTATTGCAACTATATTATCTTTATGCAATGAGTTGTTTTTATTTAAATCTTTTTTATTATCTGCAATCGTATTGTTTATAACAGTAGTATTAGTAATTTTTAAATTTTTTAATTTATTCAATATAAGATCTTGAGCTTCTTGCATTTTAACAATAGATTCTTTTAAATCTTTAACTTCGATTTGAACTTGTTTGGTTTGTTCAGACCCATTAAATTTATTAATTTTTCCTTTTAAAAGCTGTGCAATATTATCTATTTGTTTTTTTAAAGGATTAATAGATTTGTCAACTGTTTTTTGCATTCTTGCTTTATTCATAATGCCCGCCTTATTGACTATAAAGTCTTTTTTTATTGTTACTATTCCTTTATTAAGGAACTCATTAATTTTTTTAGATTTTTCAAATTCTTCATCTGTTAAATTAATAGTCCCATTTGGAGGTATTTCCTTACATTTTGTTTTAGTTATTTTTAAATCAGTAATAGGTAAATAACTATAACTATTATTTTGAATAGTTTTCATAAAATACAACCTCTTTTAAAATTTAGAAAATATTGATTTATTATTTAATTCTTAGATGTTTACGAATAATTTTAGTACGTGCTTTTTTTAATCCTCTTTGAAAAAATCTTCTTCCATTATATCCTGGATGTGTCCATCCTCCACGTCCCATGCTTCGTCTTGTTGCCCATCTAAATATTAATCCTCTTGAAGTTTCTAATGGTATTGGCCTTTTTGCTTTTAATAAATATGTCATTTGATGTGCTCTAACACCATTATTTTGATGTAATGCTCCAGGATGACGAGAATAAAATTTAACAGAATTTAAACCTATTTTTGCTTTGATAGATTTTTTTAAACCAGCAGGTGAATGTTTCCATGAATAACGGTCTATTTCTTTGCGTATTGCTTTTTTGCCTTTTTTAGATAATTCTTTAAGTAATTTTTTTTTATTAATTATTTTTGGTGAGGGAAATTTTTTTGTAATAGGTTTTGCATATGTTCTATATTTAATCATCGACAATCTTTTCCCCAGATTTGAAATAATTTGTCAGATTCTTTTTGATATTCTAAAGCTATTGTTTTATTTTTAATAACTATTAAATTTTCAGCATTTCTTTTAGTAGCATTTTTAGTAAAATTATAACTACCTGTTAAAACTATTTCTTGATCAACCACAATAACTTTATTATGCATTAAGCCACCCTTGCAATCTCTATATAATTCAATATCATGCTGTTCTAAATATTCATCTTGAGCATAACGATTACCAGCTTGCTGTTTATCTATTAGCACTCTTACTTTAACATCTCTATTTTTTGCTCTTATAATAGCATCAGCTATTGATTGTAAAGTTAGGGAATAAATAATGATATCTAATGTTTTATTTGCTTGATCAATATAACTTATTACAATTTCATCACATTTATCTTGTGGCGAAAAATAAGATTTGATAAATGAATCAGCAAAGCAAATAGTAGTTGATAAAATTAATAATAATATTAATAGTTTAATTTTAAATAATATTTTAATTTTGTTTCTCCTTGATTTTAAATGGACAATTAGGATGTTGATTATTTTTTTGCAAATAGATATCTACACGATCAATAATCCAATAACAATATGCAATTTTAATATTATGCAAATATTTTATTATAAGAAATGGACAATTTATACATTTGATGCAATTGTGCATATTATTTTCTTCTTATTGCGTAAAAATTATTAATTGATTATAGTATTTTGCCATATTTGAGCCACCAATATGTATCAAAAATTTTTAATGTATATTTATTAGCACCAACATCACGGCCATGATTATATGCTGTTATTGCTTTGATTACACTTTTATAGCGTTTAATATATCTTTTTAAAATATTAGTTCCAATTCTTATATTTGTCTCTGGATCAAATAAATCTTGTTTATTAATATTAAATACTTTTGACCATATACATAATCTAACTTGCATTAATCCCATTGCTCCTTTGTCGCTTACGATATCATATCTAACACTACTTTCAACAATTATGATTGCAATAATTATATTAGGATCTAAATTATTTTTTCTAGCATATTTATCAATGATTAATCCATATTTAAAAGCTAGATCATCACTTAGTCTAAAATTAGCATGTTTTAATTTCCAAGCATATTCATTTGCTCTTTTAAAAGATTGTTTTATTTTATCAATAGATGCTTTTTCTTTGCTAAATTGATATTTTAATAATAGAATATTTTGATTAATATATTTTATATTTTGTTTATATGCATCATCAATATTATCTTTAGAAGTATCGCTACTAATATTGGCAGGTAATAAAATATATATTATTAATAAAATAAAAAATATTTTTTTCATGATTATTTTTTTAAATTAATGTGAGGTTTCATTTTTACATTTTTCATTAATTATAAATCTTTGTTTTAATTCATCCAAAACTAAAGATGCACGTTTAGATTTATAAATATTTTTAATATCTTGATTAGCATAATCTAACATTATCTCTTCTAATACAAAAAATAATTCGGATTCATTCATCATTTTAATTTGTTGTTCTAGAAGAGATAGCATATCAATTGATCCTTTTTTCATAATTTATTTCCCTGTGGTTAAGCACATACATCTTTTTTTCCAAGAGCATATGCAGCATTGTGTTTTATTTTGTCTAAATTTTCTAAAACAAGTAGGCAAAATTTTAATATTTGATATTTTATTAATTGGATTTATTCTCATAATATATTTATTTAAAAACTATATCAATAACTTCATCCATAGTTTTAACTGCAATAATTTCAAGACTTTCTTTAATATTGTCTGGAATATCTTTTAAATCTTTTGTGTTTTTATAAGGTACTATTATTATTTTATTTTTCATACGTTTAGCAGCTAATATTTTTTCTTTTAATCCACCTATGGGCAATACTTTACCTCTTATTGTAATTTCTCCGGTCATTGCAATATCTTTGCTGACTGATTTATTAATAAGTGCTGAGATAATTGATGTAGCAATTGTAATTCCAGCAGATGGTCCATCTTTTGGAGTAGCTCCAGCAGGTACATGAACATGAATATCTTTTTCAAAAAATACTGATTTATCAATTCCTAATTTATCAGCTCTTGATCTTACAAAATTTAAAGCAACTTGAGCAGATTCTTTCATAACATCTCCAAGTTTTCCAGTTAATATAACATTGCCTTTCCCATCTAAAACATTAGTTTCTATATATATAATTGCACCACCAACTTGAGTCCATGCTAATCCAGTTGATACGCCAATTTCATCTTTATCTTGCTCATCTTCTCTAATAAATTTTAGTGTACCTAAATATTTTTCAATATTTTTATCAGTAATTTCTACAGGATTATCAAATATTAATAAGTTTTGTTCTAAAACTTCTTTAACTCTTTTTCTGCAAACATTTGCTATTTCACGTTCAAGATTTCTTACGCCAGATTCTCTTGTGTAATATTCTATTATACTTTTTATTCCACTAGAATTAAAAGCAATATGCTTATCATTTAAACCATTTTCATTTATTTGTTTAGATACTAAATAATTTTTAGCTATTTCGAGTTTTTCTAATTCAGTATATCCAGACAATTCAATTATTTCCATTCTGTCTCTAAAAGCAGGTTGAATTGGTTCTAATAAATTTGCTGTAGCTATAAACATCACATTTGACAAGTCAAATGGGACATTAAGATAATGGTCAACAAAAGAATTATTTTGTTCTGGATCTAATATTTCTAATAAAGCAGAAGATGGATCTCCACGATGATCTGAACCAATCTTATCAACCTCATCAATCATAAAAACTGGATTATTTACTCCAGCTCTTTTAAGTTCTTGAATAATTTTTCCTGGCATAGCTCCAATATAGGTTAATCTATGACCTCTTAATTCTGCTTCGTCTCTAATGCCACCCAATGCTATACGAATAAATTTTCTTCCTAAAGCACGAGCAATTGATTTCCCCAAAGAAGTTTTTCCGCAATTATGCACAAAACATCCTGTATGTTGATCTGTCATAATAGCAAAATTATTATAAAAATCAACATTTATCATGTCATATACTGGCACAGCTTTTGATAATTTTATAATTTTTATTTTGGTGACAGCATGATTATTATATTTTTTAGCATTATCATATAATTTTTGTATATCATTTATATGATGATTAATATTGAATTTTTTTGATATAGTTGGGTCCTTAAATAATTTATATTCATCAGCTAATTGATGTGTAAAATATTTTCTACCTTCATATGTTATTATTTCTTCATATTTTTCGCATTTTATATTAGAACTAATTTGTCTATTAAGAGGCATTAATGAATCACCTATTTTTAAATCTTTTGTTTTTTTAAATACATTATTAATAGTTAGCCATAAATGATCAGGTGTGCATTGATGTTTAAAACCATCTATTTCTATTTCAATCAATTTATTAACATATTTTGTTAATTGTACTTTTTTTGCAATAGAAACAGCAGGTTTATTATTGATAATATCCCACGAATAAACACCTATATTGGTATCTTTATCATTATACATTTGTTCTAATGTTTTTTGCCCATGATCTAGTGTTAATACTTTGGTATTTCCAATAAAACATCCTGGCGGACCTACTAACGCTAAAATTGGACTTTTTCCATTTTTATTCATTTGTCTAACAGCTATGTGCTCAAGTATTCTTTCTTTTACTTTTTCCAAGCCATAATGATCTTCATTAAGAATTTTAGATGCTTTATTTATATCATTATCATCTTCTGTTTTATTATACCATGGAACTGATAATAGCCAGTTAACATAATTCCTTATATTAGCTGCTTCTGCACTATCAATTCTCATATTTTCTAATTTTTTAAGTTGTTCTTGAACTTCTTTTTTAGCATCATCAGGCATTTTTGTTTCTTGAAATTTATTATGTATTTCAGAACTATTATTGTGAGAATTTAATTCATTGTTAATAGCTTTTAATTGATCTTGAAGATATTGTTTTTTTTGTTCATTATTTAAATTTGGTTCAGCTTCACATTTAATATTTTTAACATCTTGGTGCGTTTTTGTATTAAGTATGGAATTTATTTTATCAATACATTTTTCTATATTTGACATTTCTAATATTTGCTGTAATTCTTTAACATCAAGAGGTAAATTTGATATAAGAAAATAAACAAATTCATTAATAGAATTACATTTCTCAAATTTTGTATATAAATCATTCATGTATGAATAATTTTGAACTTGTTTTTTAACTTGATCAAATATAAATTTAACTTGTTTTTTATCATCAATAATTTTTTCTGGATATTCCCATACTTCTACTTTAGTAAATGATTGTAAATTATTATGATATTTAATTAATCTTGCTTTGGTTTTGCCTTGTAATATAATTTTTAATTTTGTATCTGATACTTTAATAACTTGAACAATATCGCATACAGTACCAATAGTATAAGTTTTACTCAATATTGATTTTTCTTTTTTTGCTACAATGAATAAAGATTTATTTTTATTTAAAATATTTTCTACAGCATTTATAGCATGTTCTTGCTGTATATAAATAGATTTAGATATAAATGGAAATATTACTGTATTAATAGGCAATGCTAAAATTTCAGTAGTCTTTGTCATTTTAACTCCTTTTTATAAAATTTTTGTGCTTCTTTTGCAGATTTAAATTTAGGTTTATATTTTTTATTATCAATAATTAATCTCCAATCTTTCCATTTTATTTTTGAAGATTTTAAATTATATTCATTGTATTGATCTAATTCAAGTTTCTGTTTATATAAATTATGTTTTTTTAAAATATTATTTCCATGTTTAATAATAGTATCATAACGTCTTTTACATATTTTATTAGATTGTAATAATTGATAAAGTCTGCCACTATGAATATAATTATGACAGCAATAACATAACGCCACAATTGAATTAAATGTCATTATACCTTTATTATAATCAATATCATATGTTTCATGAGCCTCTAATCTTTTATAGTATTTTGCTTTAGATTGATGCGTCCCACATACCCAACAATGATAATTATTTTTTAAATAAGTCTTTTTTCTTTCCCATTCCCACCATCCTCTACCAAAAATAGTTCTTGGATTCGTTCCATGTAATGGATCGGGAATAACTGGATGTAAAAGTAATTTGGGTTCGATAAATTTTGGTTTAATAATCATATTCTTTTATCATTAATTTTATTAGTTTTAAGAATTACGTTACATGGTGATAAAATATTTTTATCTTGATATAATTTTCCATCAAATATTGTCGTAGTCAGATAATAACTCCAAGTTAAATATTTACCTAATTTTTGTTTAATAATAGATGGAATTTTCATTTGAATCTGACCCGTGCAACATGGCATTAAAAATAAATAATGACAATTATTAAATTCATTATATATTTCTGTAATTCTTTTTGCTAAATTTCGACATGGATGAGACGATATAATTATGCAGGGTAATTCTGGTATATAATCAGGTTGATCAAAAATATCTCTTTTTAAATAAGAAAATTTATTTACTAAATTATATGATCTTGATCTTTTATTGATATCAACAGCTATTGCACTATTAATTGGTAATAAAAATGATGCAACAATGCTAGTTAATGCATTACCAGCGCACAAATCAATAATGCAATATTTATTTGGCTTTTTAAGAACAATTTTCCGCAAAAATCTAATAATTGCCATAGATTCATTATTTTCCTTTAATTTGGTTGTCTGCTTATTTGACTAGAATAAAAACAATCATTAGGATTTATTAATGATTTGCCATAATCATTTAAAGAATCTTTTCGATTAATAAATTTTAAATGATCTTTTAATTCTTTTGCTTTTTGAATTAATTCTTGAGCTGTAAATTTTGTTATTTTACTCATGATTATTTCTCCTTTTTTATAGGGCTTAATATATCATCAATCCTTTTAAATATTTTAGGAAGTATATTTTTATTAATATTATTTTCAAGTTCTTTATCGATCAAATTAATTTCTTTGCAAGATGATAGATGAGAATTTCCTTGATGAAAAATTGCAGCAGTTTTTTGTAAAGTATAAAAACTTTGCATAAGATCTGCTAATTCCCAGCTTTCTGAATCTGTTAAAGTAGTAGATTGAAAAGCATTAATATTTTCATTAATATGATGAATTCCATGTTTTACTATTTCATAATTCCAATGTGAATGACTTGTAATATTTCTGGCTTTTTCAGGATGTTGATTGTTAGTATATCTTTCAATATATCCGAATCCCCAATACCATTTACAATCCCATGATGGCTCTTCTAACCATACTTTTTTTTCCATCAATATCTATTCCTAATAAATATATCTTTTTGTTAAATGCTTTTGTTACTTGCTTTTTAATTTTTTTCATGGCTTTTCCCTCCTATTATAAGTATACCATGGGAAGCTGGATTTGTCAAGGGGAAAGTGGAATAATTAATATCTATAAGTTATTGAAAAGATTAACTTACTTTATAAAAAATAATCATATCATAAGGATTTTCAATAATATTTATGATATCATCAGATTTTATATTTAATTCGTCCATTTTTCGATTAATATCATCAATTGTATCTGTTATATATTTTTTACTTACTGTAAAAGCATCTACTTTTTTTGACATATTTTTCTCCTTTTATTTAATCTTCTGATTTTAATACATATATAGATTTAATAATTTTATCTATTGTTAATACCTCTTTTAAAATTTTAATAATTTTATTACTATCTTTATAAACTTCTGGAGATTCATCAAGTGTTTTAGCAGAAATTGAACTTGACCAAACTCCTTTCATCATTTTTTTAAAATTATCTAATTTTAATTTTCTTTTGGCATCTCTTCTTCCCATGATTCGTCCAGCCCCATGAGGAGCTGAAAAATTCCAATTTTTCAATTTTTTATTATCTTTTCCCGCTGCAATTATTATTCCATCTAACATATTCAACGGTATGACAACTTGAGTGTCTTTCATTACTTTTATTGCACCTTTGCGAATTATTTTTTGATCAAAATCAACATAATTGTGTACTGATTCTATTAAATTTTCTTTGTTAAAATTTATTTTAAAATATTGTAATATTAAATCTAACATTAATAAACGATTAACATTCGCAAAAGATTGAGCTATTTTCATATATTCTAAATATTGTTTTCCACCAAAATCTATAGGAAGATATTCTAAATCTTGTTCTACATTTATTTTAAATTTTTTCATAAAATATTTAGCCAATTCTTGAAATATACAAGCAATCTTATATCCAAAATTTCTTGAACCTGAATGAATTGAAACATATATGTTATCCTCATCATCTTTTTCTAATTCAATAAAATGATTTCCAGAGCCTAATGTGCCTAATTGACACATAGGTTTTTTAATGTCAAATCTATTAATAGTATTTTTAACAAAACTATGATTATGCGTTAAATACATTAATTTATTAAATAATAAACTTTTAAATTCTTCTGGAAATATTATATCATTATATAATTTGTTATTTATTAAGTCTCTATTTAATAATTTCATCTGATTTTCATTTCTATGCTTACAGCCCAGAAGAATTGTTTTTCTTATATAATTATCTAAATCTTGAAAATTAACTTTTATTTTTCCTAATTTATAAGTAATAATGGCGCATCCGATATCTACACCGATTACATTAGGAATTATTAAATCATTATAAGTAGAGGTGAATCCTATAACACATCCTGTTCCTTTGTGATAATCAGGCATAATTCTTATTTTTTCTTTTGCAAAAGCTGGATGATCTATCATAGTTTTTATTTGATCAATAGCTGTTTCTTGTATTTCATCTGTCATTAAAATTTTGTTGTTTCCAAAAACTTGCATTTTATTCTCCTATTATTTTACACCATTTCTTATATTTTCTAAATGCTTCTTCACTTCTTTTATCACATTCTCTATTCCTATCACATATCATGTTTCTGACCCCGTTATTTTCTTCCAAAATAACTCTATATCTTTTTGAGCCTAATTTACATCTAACTATTTTACTATTTATTTCTAAACAAACAGGATTATCAAATATAGCAATAATTTGATTAGCGTAACATTCCAACCATCCATTAGAAACATTATAAATGTATAACCCTATTGGTTTACCATGTTTTTTAACTAATTTAATAAAATCTCTTTTTAACATATAATCTTCTCCCCTTAATCTAAAAATAATAATTTCTTTTTATCTATAAATTCATGAATAGTTTCAATATCTATAATAAAGCCTTGATCTCTTTCTATATGTAATCTTTTTGATAATCCTGCATCTTTGGCAATTCTGTATATTGCAGCTAATAACATTTTATCTGCTTCCCGTCCTGGATAATGATCATTAACTTTTATATATTTTCCAAGATTTCGCAAACCAATATTTATATAAGCTATAGCCATTAAATAAGTTCTTCCTTGGTGTCTATTATTTTCATCTAATAGCCAATCTAAAACTTCTATCTTGTTTTTTAATGTTTGATCTATTTTAACTCTTTTCATAAAATCTCCTTGTTTTTATAAATTATAATTTTCAATATTATCACTTTGACAATCAGGACAATAATTAAAATCATTATCTTTATCATTAATAGTTAATCTAATTAATTCTGTTGAATCTCCTTCCCATCCACAATTATTACATTTCAATTCTGGTTTTTCTATATTTAAATCTTCTGACATAATTTATTTCTTCTTATTTTTAATTTTAAAATAAATTTTATTTCTTCTAATATTCTTATTATTGAATTATGTATTTTTAATCTCCAGTATATTTTTTATTTACTAATTTCTTAAACAAACTTTTAATTTTATTTATATATTTACAAAACCAAAACTTTTTCTTTAATTTACTAATCTGTTCTTTTGTTAAAAAACATATGCAATAGAATCAATAGAATCAATATGAGAAATTGGAACTAAACTTTTTTCTTTAGAATTATATCCTTTTTTACATAAAGTACAATCTTGTATTTCTTTACAAAGTTTATCTGCTTTTTTAAAGCTTATAGGTTTTTTGTGTAATATTATCTTATGAAAAAAAGATTTAGAATCATTTTCAGTATCATTTAATGGATGTATTTCATTGGGAAAGGGTTTAAAATTCATCATTTTTATGCTCCTTCATATTGCATAGGTTTTGGCATAGGATCATCTTCATATCTGTCTTCAATTTCATAAGGATCAACAAAATTAAGTTTTTTACATGCTTTAGATACTTTTGTCATATCATTTCCTGATAATTCTATTATTAAAGCATAACATTCTTCCAATGTTTCATAAGCATCTCCAAGATTTTCTATTAATTCCATTGTAAATTTGCCATCATCACCTATTATATGATTAAGAGACCCAGCCATAATTTAATCTCCTATATATTCTTTAAATTCTTTAAAAAGTACTTTAACTGGTTCGCCAACACCCATTACCCAAACTCCTCTATTATTATTTTGTCCTCCAGGAGATTCTATTACACTATGAATAGATCCTGGAACAAGATTTTTAAATTGTTCCCCAAATGCAGTACAATGTGTAATACATATCTTTAGTAATAGTTTGGCTTTAGGACAATTTAAAACTTTATTTTTTGATACACGTCCATCAATTAGTAAAGTTTCTTTAAAACCAAAGCGTTTTGCTTTAATTCCACAATTTATACATTTGTATAAATCATAAAAATATTTTCCTTCTTTTAACGTTACTAAATTTTGTTTTCTAAAATCATGATTTGTATTATCTAATTCTATAGATGTCATTTTATTCTCCTATCATTTGATCAAATTGTTCTTCTGTTAATATTGTTAATCCAAGCTTTTGAGCTTTTGCCAATTTACTTCCAGCATCAGATCCTACAACTACATGAGTAACCTTTTTACTAATTCCACTTGCCACATTCGCTCCTAAATTTTTTACTATTTCTCCAGCTTGACTTCGTTTGTAATTTTGTAAAGCTCCGGTAAATACAAAAGTCTTACCTTCTAATTTATTATTAGTTTTTTCTTTTTGTACAGATTCCATTTTAACTCCTGCATTTGATAGTTTTTCTAATATATATGTACCTTTACATTGATTAAAAAATTCAATAATACTTTGAGCAACTACATCTCCTATATCATCTATCTTTACTAAGTCTTTATAATTAGCTTTTCTTAATTCTGAAAAAGATTTATAATGTTTGATTAATTCTTTTGCAGTATTTTGTCCTACGTGTCTCATGCCTAAAGCAAATATAAGTCTATCTAAATTATTTTGTTTACTTTTTTTAATAGCTTTTAATAATTTATTGATAGATTTTTTACCCATTCTATCTAATTGTAATAATTTTTCTTCATTTAAAAAATATAAATCGGTGTAATCAAATATTAATTTTTTTTCAAGTAATTGTTTTACAACTGCTGGTCCTAATCCATCTATGTCCATTGCATCTTTTGAAACAAAATGTACAATAGCTTGCTCAATCTGCGCAGGACAATGTGCATTGTTAAGGCATCTATGATCTACCTCTCCTTCTATTCTGACTACTTTATAGTTGCATATGGGACATTTATTTGGCATTTCAAATGGTTTATTTCTTTTTCCCTCTATAGCACCAATGCTTGATACTATTTGAGGAATTACATCTCCTGCTTTTTCTAATACTATTGTATCTCCTATACGTATATCTTTTCTTCTAATTTCGTCGATATTATGAAGTGTAGATCTACTAATTGTCGATCCTGCAAGTTTAACAGGTTCTAATTCAGCTACAGGAGTTAATTTTCCAGTTCTTCCTACTTGAACTGTGATTGAATTTACTACAGTATTAGTTTGTTCTGCGGGAAATTTATAGGCTATAGCATAACGAGGACTATGGGAAGTACAACCAAGTTTTTTTTGATGTTCAAAACTATTAACTTTGACAACAACACCGTCTATACCAAAATCTAATTTTGATCTAAGCATTTGTATATTATCACAATATTTTAAAACTTCTTTTATACTAGAACATCTTTTATAATTTTGATCGACTTTAAAACCTAAAGTATTTAAATCATGTAAACTAAGTATTTGATATTCTGGTTGATTTTCTCCTATATAATAATAGCAAAACATATCTAAAAATCTTTTGTCAGTTTCTCTTGGATCTTTTTGTTTTAGTGATCCTGCTGCAGCATTTCTAGGATTTGCAAATTCGTCTTCGCCTTGTGCAGCTCTTTCTTTGTTCAATTTTTCAAATCTAGAATTAGACATATAAACTTCTCCTCGTACTTCAAAATCTAAATGACAAGGAACACTAAGAGGTACAGATTTAATTGTTCTCACATTAGTTGTTACATCATCGCCTTTTATTCCGTTACCTCTTGTGCAGGCATGTGCTAAAACTCCATTAACATAGGTCAATGATACTGCTAAACCATCTATTTTTAATTCAACTGCATAAGTATAATTAGAATGTCCAAGTATTTTTTGCACACGTCTATCAAATGCTATGAGTTCTTTTTTGGAATAAGTATTGTCAAGGCTCAACATGGGCTTCTTGTGCACTATAGTATTAAATGTATTAATATCACTTGATACTCTTTGGGTTGGAGAATCTAATGTGATTAATTCAGGATTTTCTTTTTCTAATGTGATTAATTCTTTAAATAATATATCATATTTTTGATCTGATATTTCAGATTTATTATCGGCATAATATAATTTATTATATTTATTAATACTATTTCTTAACTTTTCTATTTTTTCTTTGATATTATTGTTCATAATTTACTTTCTCCTTTTTATTATAAATATAACATGTAATATTGAATCTGTCAAGTAGTTTTAAAAATTTCTAGAATCTTCTATGCATAAAAGATTTAATTCGTAAGGAATTCTATTATAACCACCGGTTGTTTTTATTTGATAGTCACAAGGACTTCCAAATATTCTATTGTCATAATCTTCATCACAAGTACTAACATCCATAGAAATCTTAATTTCTACATTCTTATCTGAAAAATTAGATTTATTTATTTCTTTATATAGTTATAAATTTAATTAACAGATATTAACAAGTGTTAACATTTGTTTTTCCAGAATCAGGGACTATAAACTCCTGATGACACTTGGAGAGGATATTAATCGCAGCGTTGTGA